AGGAATAAACGGAAGTCCTTACTTGAGGATCACTATTTATTCCTTACGGCTATTGAGAACAATCCTACGATCAATGGGGACGGGAATATTGGGAAAATGATTTTCCAAAATAACGCAGGGCCGGAGTTTGTAAAGATCGGGAGAACTGACCTCTACATGCTTCGTTCAATTTATACAGTCGAGTATTTTGAGAATTTAACTTAGCGTTTGTTCAATAACGCAGAAAAAGGGGTGGGAATATGGCGATCAAAAGTAGAAATACAGTAGGGGCTTTGAAACAAGAAGTAACAGCTGGGACGCTCATAGCACCCGCCGCTGGAACCGATTTCATTCCATTGCAAGATGGCGAATTTGAAATGGCTCCAAACTTCAATCAGCTCGAGAACAATGAACTGCGTGGATCGATCGGATCAGCGAAGCCTATCTTGGGGCTAGAAGAGCCCGAAGGCTCGGTATCTGTGTACCTAAAACACTCAGGTGTTGAAGGACAAGAGCCTCAGTACGGTGAACTGATTCACAGCGCATTCGGTGCTAAAGAAGTAAATGGAACTCAGTACACTACAGCCGCTGGATCGACGACAGCTATCGTAAACGTAGGTGTTGGCAACGGTGCAAACTTCTCACGCGGTGAGGCTGTACTTGTTAAAGACGGAACCAATGGTTACTCAATCCGCCCTGTTCATTCTGTGACGGGTGATGCATTGACCTTGGGCTTCTCGCTAGCAAACGCACCTGCAGCAGGGATTGGGCTTGGAAAGGCAGTGAAATACTCTGTCGCAAACCAAGGGCACCCATCGTTCAGTGCATGGTATTACCAAGGCAATGCAGGCGCAGTAGAGGCTCAATCTGGTTGTCAGGTTACATCGATGGAAATGTCAGTCACGGCTGGCGAGTTCATCAATACAAGCTTCTCGTTTGCTGGCAGCAAGTACTTCTACGATCCAATGGAAATTACAGCTTCGACAAACAAGCTTGATTTTTCAGACGGATCGACACGCTTAGCTACAATCCCTCCTAAGTTTTATCGTGACCCAGTGGAATTGGCTCAAGCTGTTCAGGATTCGATGAACTCGGCTGGATCTTCTGACACGTTCACAGTGAGCTACAACCACACGGGAGCAAACGCTGGGAAGTTCACGATTGCCACCTCGGGCGCAACTCTTTCTCTCCTTTGGAACACTGGAGCTAACACTGCTCAAACCATTGGAACGAAGCTCGGCTTCTTGGTTGCAGCTGACGATACCGGTGCAACGACCTACACATCTGACAATGCTTTGACTCTCACAGCTCCATACACACCGAGCTATGACGCAGTTGATCCATTGGTTGCTAAGAACTTGGAAGTGTACATCGGAACAGCGACTGAAATCGCATGCGCTGGAATCAGTGAGTTCACATTCACACTCGATAACACGATCGACAACGTGCTCGATATCTGTGCTGAGAGTGGCGTGGATGAGAAGCTGATCAACCAACGTACTGTATCGATTGATTTCACAGCGCGTCTAGCAGCTTACGATGCTCGCATGTTCACACGCTTCCGTGCCAATGACGAAGTGCGTTTCATGTTTGCATTCGGAACCAAGTCGGGTGGCAATTGGCAGGCTGGGAAATCGGGCTGTGTGTACATTCCAACAGCAACGATCTCATCTTTCCAACATCAGTCTCAAGACAACATCGTTGTGATCAATGGAACGCTGACAGCATTCGTGGATGCGAACGGAAACGGGGAGTGTTACCTTAACTTTCTATGATCTATAAATATGCTGTAAAGAGTGAGGGATTTTCTGGGGCGGTAACTGTGGATGTACCAAAGTACACAGACCGCCTAAGACTACTGAAGGACGTAAATTTCTCTATTGGGGATAAAGAGCTCGATAAAACATCAGGCGTCGAGTCTATGATTCGAATGATTGAATTAGCTCCTAACTACATTAAAGAAGTGGACGTAATTCGGTTAGCGGACGGTAAAAAATACACCTCTTTTGAAGAGCTGAATGATGATGCAGACGAAGTCTGTGTTGAGATCACAAAGCTAGTCTTTGAGGGTGTAAAGTTGGGGAAGAGTTAGAAGAGGAACTCAAGCGCCACTCGAAAATGGTACTGCGTAAGCAATCGTTTTCGAGTGGCCCTAGTGATATATTCATTAGGCAATATTTTGACATGATGATGTTTAAAAAACTCGGAGTGTCAATGGCTGGTGATTCTCTCTACGATTTTGAAGTCGAAGCGTTTAGTATTATTGAAACAGCGATAAGTGATTATGAAGCTGAAGAGATGAAAAAGGCGCGGTCGAAAAAAAGGTGAACTGGGGGGTCGGGTGGCTTCACAAATTGATATTGAACTCAGTGCGAAGCTAGACAAAATCGATAAGGCACTCGATTCCCTTGTTAAGTCTACAGAGAGCCAAGCTAAAGCTATTCAGAATCAGTTTAGTAATGCGTTCTTAAGTATCGCAGCGGTTGCTACTGCGGCACTAGGTGCAATCTCTTTTAAAGAGATGATCGACTCTGCCATCGAGGCAGATAATACCGTTACAAGATTAAATGTTGCACTCAAGTTGGCTGGCAATTTTTCAGCGAGTACTAGTGCAGAATTCCAAGCCCTATCAACTGAATTAGAACGCACAACAGGTGTGTCTGATGAGGTAATCAACTCTCTTTTTGCGACGGCTCAAGCATTGGGCTTCACAGTAGACGAAACAAAGAATCTAGCCAGCGCATCAGTCAACGTAGCGGCCCTACTAGGTAAGGACGTTCAGGGAACCTTTGATGAGTTGGCTCGCACTCTTAACGGTGATCTGCCGAGAGGTCTCGCAAGGGCCGTTCCTGAGTTAAAACAATTCAGCAAAGAAGCACTGATAGGCGGTGCTGCGGTAGAGTTTCTTTCTAAGCGTGCGGGTGATGCTGGAGCTGCTGTCAAAGATAACTTCGGCGGACAGTTACAGATTGCAACCGTTCAGTTAAAGAACGTCTTTGAAGAGACTGGTAAAATCATTACCCAAAACCCGGTCTTTGTTGCGCTCCTTAGGAGGTCGGCAGAGGTATTCGCGGCACTCGCTGAAGCAATCGCTCGCAATAGCGGAGAGATGATTAAGTTTACCACCTCGGCTATAGTTGGATTTTTAACTGGACTGAACGCTGCCATTCAGTTTGTTGATAAATTTAAAATTGTACTCATTGCACTATCTGTAACTTTGGTTCAGACGTTTGCCAGCTCAACCATAGCTGCGGGTATCACTAGCTTCATTGGCCTCATAGGCAAAGCCGTAATAGCAGTCTATGGTTTTGTTACATCCATTACTGTGGCCAGAGTTCAGACGCTTCTATTCCAGTCTGCAATCACATTTGGATTGAGCATAGCAGTAGCGGGACTGGTTCAATTGTTTACTACTTTTGAAAACCCATTACAGCTAGTCGCTTTGAAATTCAGAGAAGCCGCAGTCGCAGTACTTACATTCTTAAAGACTATCGCTCCAAAGGGCGCACAGGCTGCCTTTCAAAAGCAGATAGATGAACTTAATAAAACGATAGATCAGACAAGGGCGAGCGCTGAGAAGTTGGCGGGAGCTCAAGATAAAGTAAACGATACTAACAAGAATGGCATCGATACCACTCTTGAGATGATCAAAGGGTTGGGTGATCGAGCGAGCCTTGAAACAAAGCTCGGAAACTCTGCAACAAAAGCATCTGCGGATAGACAGAAAGAGCTTAAGAAAGAGGCCGACCTACTTAAAGGTGATGTTTCAAATTCTTTAAAACAACTTCAAACAAGTCTTAAGAACGTAGGCGTTAGCGAAAAAGAGCAGCTAGGCAATACTTTTAAAGAGCGTACTGACCTTTTAGATAAGGCTTTTAAATTAGGGGTCCTCAAAGAGCAGGAGCTAGCGAATCTTAAGTTCAAAGCTAACCTTGATTACCAGACACAACTCACCGCTCTTGAACAAAAGGAAGCGGAGAAACGGGCAAAGATTGCACAGGAGGCAGCGGATGCTGCGTCTCAACGATTGCGTATCGCTTCAGCTCAAGCTGAGCTTGTAAGTAGTGCAGCAGCTAATCCTGCACAGGCATTGTTTAACCCGAATGTTGCGATTGGAAAATTTCAGCAAGAGAAGGGCGTCACTGGGGAGGACATTGAAACCGCACAGCTTCAAACTCAAATTGGCGCTCTTGTGGGTGTTACGGCTGAGTTTGTGAAAGGTGCTGAGGGTGCAGGCAAAGCGGTGTCTGGCATTCTTGGTGCAGTTGTAAACACATTACTCCCAGGAATCGGGGGCGTGGCAGCGCAATTATTTGAGACGCTTGCGCAGGGTCCAGAAAAGGTGAAGGCGCTGGTTACCTCTTTCGTTGACGCAATACCCGGAATAATTACAACCATTGCTTCAAGTATACCTATTTTTTTTACAGCGATTATTGATCAAGTTCCTTTTTTAATTGATGCGATTATTGCCTCTTTGGATGAAGTAATAATAGGGCTTGCTAAGAGCATAGGTCCAATTGTCCAGTCGATAATAAAATCATTGATAAATCTACCAAGGCTTTTGGCTGATCAGGTTCCGATTATAGTCACTGCTTTTATTGATGAGATACCAAAAATCATTTTTGCATTTATTGATCAAATACCGATATTGATAGACGGAATCATCATGAATCTACCAAGGTTAATCGATGGATTAATTGCCGGATTCATAAATCTTGTTACGATTCTAGTCGACAAAGCTCCGGATATAATCACAAAGCTAGTAGAAAAAGCTCCTCTACTAATAAGTGAGTTAATTTCTAAATTGCCTTTACTTATAGCTGATCTGGCTTCTAGGTTACCAGAGCTTGCTATTAAATTTGTAACGGCCATAATATCACAAACGCCGGACATAGCGGGCGCATTTAGTTTGCAATTAATTGATAAGTTACCAGGAATCGCAACTAGCTTTTTAAAGAATTTATTGGCTGGTCTTAAAGACGGTTTAGACAAGCTTATAAAAAGCCTTGATCCACGCGAGAAAGTTGGAAAGTTTTTTAGCCTAAATGACGACGGCGGTATCGGTGGATTCTTGCGTGGGATTGGCCTTGCAGAGGGTGGGGTGATTCCGCAGGGATTCCCTAACGACACATTCCCTGCCAGACTTACATCTGGAGAGCGAGTCATCTCTCCTGGAGAGAATGAACGCCTCTCACAATTTTTAGACCGTGCTGAACAGGGCGGCGGTACTGGCGCTCCACAAAACCTTACAGTGAATTTGATGATCGGTGAGGAGCAACTCGCCAATGTGATCTTACAACTGAATCAACGGGGGTTCCGTTTACAATGAGGTTTCTATGGGACAATTACGCAGACACGGAGATTCTAGCTAACTACGAGGTGTCGTCTGAGAAGGCGGCGTTTCCTGTAGAGAATGCTTTCAACCTAAACAGACGCTCGAAGGTTTGGAGATCCAATGGCTATTTCATGGTGGATAGCAGCAACAATACGATTATCTTTCGCGACAGTGTGGGTGGTCCTGATCTTACTGCTACAATTGCTGTAGGGGAATACAATGACACCGCTTCGTTCATGGCAGCCGTAGACGCGGCCATTGAGGCAGTGGGTGCTAACAATTATACAGTCACTCAAAACTCGAACTTCAGATTCGTCATCGCATCCGACGGCGTAGCGTTTGAACTAAGGACTGCAAACGTCCTATTCACAGCGGCCTCTATGCTTGGATTTGATACGGCAACGCATAGGACTGGAGCGGTCACCTACACAGCTGACTTCTTACGCGTCAATTCAGGACTTGAGTTTGTGCTCTTTGACATGGGTATCTCAAGTAATCCAAATGCAATTGCACTCACGGGTCCACGCAATACGCCTTTAAAGTTTGGACCGGGTGTTACATTGCGACTGCGCGGTAACCCTACAGACCCAGTGGACTGGAGCACTGCCGCGTTTTCCGCTGACCTGACCTTTGACGACGAGACAATCGTGAAATTCTCAACCACTGATGTTGGATTCGGGACGGTATCTTATCGCTACTGGAGACTTGAGATAGTGGATCAGAATCCAAATGGCTTCACTGAACTAGGTGCGATATTTTTAGGAAGATACTTTGAACCTACGAAGTGTCCACAATTTCCATTTAACTCTAACTTTATTGATAGCTCAAAGACTGTGACAAGCGAGGGTGGTCAATCGTTCAGTGACATTCTGCCCCACTCACAAGGCTACGACGTTAAGTATAAGAACTTGGTTAAAGAGGATATCGAGAGCATCCGAAACTACTTTGAGATTTACGG